AAGCTGCCATCCACGCGCAGATTGGCGCCGGCGGTCTCGGCAGCAACGATTGCTTCGCTGGCGGTCGCTGGCGGCGTAGTGCCTGGCGGCGTGGTTTTCTCGTAGACCGCGAAGAAATCGTATGCCATCCTCCGCGTGTCTTGTTTGCCATAGGTGACGCGATCGGACGGGGTCTCCCTCCAGGTAACTGGTCCGTGGCTCATAGGCTATTCGCCCCCTCATCAGACGTTCCGAAAAAGAAACCCTGCACCGCGTCGTTGTATTTCAGCATCAAAGACAACGGGTTCAGGTCTACCAAGGCTTCCGCGGCCGTCCCTGCTATATCACCAGCGGCACCCCCACCAGCGGCAGACCGTGCCGCAGCACCCGCAGCCGATGACACGTCGTCCGGAAGCTGGGCAAGGTCGCGTATTCCGTCGCGGACCGCCTCGGCCATTGCTTCCCCAATGTCTTTCCAGACCGCAGGGTCGAAAGCGTCCTCGGTCCAGAATTGGATTGCGTCTCCGAGCATCTTTCCGAAGGTCTCGAGGCCGCTCGTGATTGCCGGCAGGTTCGCCAGCAGCAGGTCAGCCAGCTTTCCGGCCGCTGGGATTAGGGCCTGCTGAAATGCCACCGAAATCGAACGAAGAGCCCCGGTCAGCTTTGGCGAAATTGCCATCAGCTCGTTAAAGAGCCCCTGGATACTCCCAACTCCGAGCATCGCCGCACCGAACCCCAGCCCTGCTCCAAGACCCGACATCGCCGCACCGCCGACCCGCTGGACGCCAGCACCCAACGCGCCGCCGGTCTTGCCTAGGCCGGATCCGAGCGTCTTCATCTTTCGTTCGAATGGGCGCGTGTCGGCTCCCACGGTCACGGTTGCGGTTGTTTTAGCCATTGCCAAATATCCTCATGATTTCCGCCTCTAGCTCGGCTGGAGTCTTGCGAACCTTGACGCCGTACAACTTGAGCACCTCGCGGAAGTCAACCCAAAGCATTGCCCGGACTTCGTTAGGTGACACCTGGAGCCGGACCGCAACCGCCGCGACTATGCCAGGCCATTCATTTCGAGCACCTGCTGGCGGCATGGCATGTATTCCGCTGCCGGCATTGCCAGCACTTCCTCGAGTGTCTTCCCGGTTGCCTTGGCTACCGCCGTCGGTTCCTGAAGAGCTTGTTCAACCGACTGGAGGTCAATGATGTCCTGGACGGTCAAGGCTTTCATCAGGTAACCCTCACAAACGTACTGGAGAACGTCACGACGTTATCGACCGACCCTGATTGCTCCACGGACTCCAGCCGGTAGTTGGTGCCGTCCGGCAGGATGTTGGCGCCGCTGAATGACGACTCTGTACCAGGGGCACCCGGGGATACGAGGCTGGTGACGGTCATAGTCGACGCTTCTGGTATGCCGGCCAGGTACGTTTTGAACGTGCTGGCCGCGTGCGTTGCGTCTACTCGCGGAATCTCGCCGGCAGCGAATGATATATCCGTGACGTTGAGCTGGACGCTGTTCCATGTCAGGTCCGCTCCGTTGAATGCTGTCGCCATTTAGAGGCTCCCGCAGGTGATTACAAAGACAGAACTCGTCAGGTAAACGGGCTCGACGTCGGCCCCCCTGGAGAATAGGTCGGTCGTATTTGACTCGAGGCCCGCTACCAGCGAGCTGGCATTGATCTGCGCGACCACTTGACCGGCAAGGGATTCGGCCTCGAGTCGTGAATCATGGAGGCAGTCGAAACGCATCCGGACATGGACTGGAGCCTGCGATTCCACCGTTGTCCTGGTGAATTCCGCGTCTTCCATTGTGAAGATGACCGCCGGGATCACGTCTCCCCGCTGGCGGATATCCGCGGACACGTCCACCGTGAGGCCGGACAGGGCCGTGAACGTATCCTCGATGACGTCGGCGTAGCTGCTCATCCGAGCCCCTTTAGGTCTGCGGCCTTCAAGCGACGGGGTGACACTTCAACCGCTTTCGCAACTGCCGCCGTGAACCGTTCGCCGATTTGCCTAGTGTTGCGCTCGACAGCCTTTGTCATAAACTGATTACCAGGCACTCGCGTGCCGTTGGCCGTCCAGCCGTGCTCCCAGAAATTAGCAACGAAGTTGTAGTAGTCAGACGACTTGTTGATGCTCAACAACAAAGTAACCCCGCCCGCGGCGTTGAACCGGCCCCGCTCTAGGTACGCGCTGGCCTTCTTGACTCCGGCCCGATACGCCCGAACCTTTTTTTGGGCCGTTCTCTTGTAGTTGCCCTTGGCGTCAAAGAGCGCAAGCGAATATGTCTCCCCTACTCCTCGAAGCCCCTTGACTGTTCCGCGTCGGTCTTTCCCCTTGATCCCGACCGCAGATAGCTTCCTCGCGTCTTCCCTTGCCGGCCTCATCGCGTACTTCGCTACGGCCTTGACCGTGTTCCGAACGCCATACTTGCCAGCTTGCGACAGTGCTTCGATGTCAGTCTTGGACAGCTCGAGGTCTAGGGCAATCTCGGACGCCGGGACTATGTCCTCTTTGGGTCGAAATAGAGCCATCACTGACCGAACCTTTCCGCGGTGACCTCGAGGATCCGCCGGCGGCCGTCAATGTCCCGGACGGTCCGGACGTCCCACTCCGAACCCTCCCATGCGACCCGCCAATCCACCTGTACTTTCCGGTTGAATGGCATCCTGATTTGGACGATGTCGGATCCGGTCTGTACCTGGTCGTAGTCTTCGCCTTTTCTGGAGCTGAGAACGAGGGCGTCCACGCGCGCGGTAAATGCCACCGCGTAGGTGATTGACTTCTGCCCCGCAGCGTCCTCGGTAGACGTTGGGGATTTGAAGTCCACCAGGTGCGTGTATCGGCCTGCGCTCACAGGCTCCCCCGCTGGTAAAGACCGACGATCGCTCGTACCGCGTATGGAATCGTCGTCAGGGTCGTCCCCGTGATCTGGACGTCCCGGTTCATGAACAGGTGATTGCCAATTCCGTAGACCGCAGCTCGGACCGTGTCATCCACTGCGGAAGCCGAAACCGTGAACGTACCCGTGTACCTGCCAGAGCCGTAGTAACGGCCAGTCGACCGAAGGGCTACCGCGTGTTCCCCCGACGACCTGGTGAGATACCAGCTGGACGATTCGTCAGTCGTCGTTGCCCCGTCAACTTGAAGGTGGGCAACGGACGAGAGTGCAACAGCACCGCCGCCGGCGTGAACCAGCGTCGACCGTTGGAACCAATCAAGGGTGAACGTCGTGTCCCTCGTGAACCAACTGGTCGCCTTCTCCCAGAATAAAACCGCCGAATCGAGCGACCTTTGTAGGGCGGGATCGTCATCGGTGTATCCAATACCAACATGGTCACGGAACTCTGAGAGCTGGAAAGGCTGCGCCGATTGCGAAGTGATGACAAGCATTCAGAGCCCCAAACCGATCCGGGAGCCGAAGCCCCCGGACCGGGAGAGAGGAAGGAAATTCAGCTAGCGGCATAAGCCAGGCGGGAGCTGGCTTCGGGGAGCGTCCACTGGCCGTCAGCCCGCATCCAAGACCGATACGCAACGATGCCGTTGGCACCCTGCGAATACGGGTCTTCCTGCGTAACGAACGACTGGCGAAGAGCAACTCGATACGAACGCCGGTCGAGGTACAACGCCGCGATCGCGTTTGCCCCGGCGGCCGGCATGTTGTCCGACAGGTAGATGGGCGACCCAAGAAGCGTGCCGACCGAGAGCGGGTCTTCCTGGAGAGTGCCGGTTGCCTGCGGAGCGAACACCAGGCGGCTATCGCCGTCGATGCTCTGGATCACCCGCGCGTGAACCGCCGGGCTCATGATCCAAGACTTGTCCCCGGTCCGGTACTTCCCCGGAACAGCCGCCTGAGTGTCAAGCAGGTCCTGAATCGTGATGTTGTCGACGGCAACGTCGCCGGAGCCCATCACGACGTCGTTGATTCCCGTCGCCGTATACACGGCGTCGATATGCGCCTTGGTGGCACAAAGGCCGCCAGGGGCGGCGCGGGCCGCGTGCGGGTTCTGAGCCGACAGGAACAAAGCGTCCCAACCCTCCGCGTGAGCCTCGACGTGCTGCAGCAGCGTCTCAGCCATAGCGGACG